CCTACGGGGCCCCAGCTCGCTGTGCCCACCACGCCGACTACATTGGTCGGCACGCCGTTAAGCATGAGATTCTGTGGCGGCACGATCTGCACATACAGATCAGGCACTACCAGCGCGGTGGTGTTCACGCTGCCCTGTTGGATGATCGGCATTCTTCAGCCTTTCTGCTTCGGCTGGCTCTGCGCCGGCGGTTGCACGCGCACCACGCAGGTCGCCTGCTCGGATGCCGATATGGTCGCGATCGAGGCAGCATCCCCGATCACGTCGCCCTTTACGTACGTCCCAAAAGGACGCACCACGACGAATTGGATGGTCATTGCAAACTCCTGGTCAACTGAGCAGGGTTGTCACGCTGCCCGAACCGAGTGGCGCAAGCGTTGTGTCACCGAAGATCATTGTCGGCAGCGTGTTGGAGACCGTGGTCAGGTAATCCACCGAATAGACCAGATCACGCCGGTACAACGCCGCATCCTGGCTCTGGTCGAATTCCGTTGTCCCCACGTAGCGCAGACGCCCCGAACTGCCGTCGCTGAGGGCGATGAAGCTGACCGATGACAGCGCATTATCGATCGTTGAGGCGACGCTGTCGCGCGAGGTTGGGTCCGGGCACCAGCAGCTGATCCGGAACTGCTGCAGCTGGCTGCGCGTCCAGCAAAGCACCGGTTGATCAGCCACTACGCGCGCCAACAGCAGCCCCGCGCCGGGCACCGTTACCGTCGCTCCGTTCACCAGCGCAATGCGCTGCGTGCGGATTAACTCCGCAAGCGCCGCCGCCACCAGCTCTGGCGTGTCTCCCGTCGCCGTCCGGTGGACAACCGCGAGGGAATCCACCAACAGCCCGGCCAGTTGCCCAGTCTCTGCCGATCCCGCGAAGGTCGCACTCGTTCCGGCCACGTTCACCGTCAGCGACGGCGTCGCGGTATTTGTCGCCACCAGCCCCTCGGCCCATCGCGTCGTGTTGCGTGAAGTATCCGCTTTGGGAAACACGGTGATGTTCAGCGTGCCCGCCGCCAGATCCGTCCGCAGCGACGCCGTGTTCGGCCAGCCGCGATAGATCTTCACTATCTGCGCAAGCACACCGCTGGAAGACGACCCATTCGGGTACAGGATATTGGTGATCGTCGACACCAGAGCGTTCTCGACATCAGACTGGTCGGCCATCGCCGCGAAATCTCCTTAGCTCAGGCGCACCTCGACGCGTAAGCTCGCGTTGTGTGCGCCAGCGCGCGGGCCTCAGCCGCAATGGCCGTCTATGGCATGTGTCACAGTACGGCCGTCCAGCGGAGCAACGGCAGGTTGGTCCCATCGGTGGTCGTTTCGAGGTAGCCGACACATCGGGCGTTCGGTGTCGGCTGCGTCGAGCGATAGGCGCCGATCGGGCTGTTGCTGCGGGGTAGCGGGTTGGGGATTTGCGCGACCGTCGCCGTCGGTGGTACCGTAGTGCTGTCGAGCCAGAGTGCGTACTCAGGCATCGTTGTTCTCCTTCGCTGGAATTTTCGACGGCCATGCCACTTGTCGCCCCGTTGTTTCTGTGGTGGGCCGGCAGAGCGGAGGGCAACCTGTTCAACAGGCATGTGCGATCGGAAGCGGCACGGTAATGCGCTCCAGTTGGGCCTACCTCAGGACGCCGACTGCCGCACGATCAGCCGCCAGCCCAGCTCGGTGCATTCGGCGCTGTCGACCACGCCGCTGCGGCCCAGGTCGTCGGTCATCGTGTCGCCAGGCGCCAGCGCGAGCCAGTCAAGCGGCGGCAGCAGCACCGACCACACGGCCTGTGGCAGCGTCGTTGTGGTTGCCAGTTCAATCTGCCCCTTTGCGTCTTGCGTCGCCATCGCGGCCGGCCAGCCGGTCAGCACGCTGGACGCTGTGCTGGACGTCACGCCGCCATAGGAATTTGCCCCCGCGCTCACCGGCCCGGACGGGCGCTGGAAACTCAATTTCCGGAGCGTTTGCATGCACAATGGCGCCTGCATCGGCAGTTGTGCCGCCACGAACCAAATCGCGCCATCCGCGCGCACCAGGTAATCGCCGGGTTGCGTATAGGTAGCGTCGAACACACCCTCCCATAACGCTTCACCGTAGCCGCTTGCACGCACCGCCCTGATGCGCGGCCGGTTGAACGCGGCTGGTAGCTGCAGGTAACGGTTTGTCAGTCGCAGCGGATCGGTTGTATCGGTCGGCCGATAGGCATCCGTCTTCTCGCCAGTGGCCCGCGCTGCCATCCCCAGGCCGTGCCACACCTTGGCGCTCAGCGTGCGTTCGCGCATCACACCACCAGCACCACACCGCCGCTGCCCAGCGCCGGCCCGGGTGGAACGCCCATGAAACCGCATAGCCGCCGTCGCCAGTCGTCTAACAGTTTTGTGCGGTCTCGCACCTCGTCGCGGTTATGTGTCCACACCCCCGCCTGATCGGTATCAAGGTTCTCGGCAGCTTCGGTCACCGCCCGCTCGATCCCCGACAGTGCAGGCAGGTAATGCCGCACGACTGCCTCCTCCGATGCGGACAACCACAGCAGGCGGTATTCCAGCAGCCCATACACTTGGTAATAGCGCCATCCCTGCAGCAACCCGCCCACACCGTGCGCGGGATAGCCGCAGAAGCGGCGGATCTCGGTTTTCTCGGCCTCGCTGAACGCCATGTCCTCGCCCCCGTCCCACGAACGCCGAACGCCAGCGTCAACGGCGGACGGCGCTGCCTGCGCTGTCCGCCGTGGCCCGCCGTCAGCCGATATGCTCGATCATCACCGCCCGTTTGAAGGCGGCGTTGGTTGCGGTGGGTACCGTGGTCGGCGATGTCGTGGTGTCCGACGGAGTGCAGAACCCGCCGATCCAGTACCAGGACTGCGCGATGATCTGCTGCAGCCGGTCGATCGGCTCGCGCGTCACCATCGCCACCCCATCCACTACCGAGATGATGCTGTCCTTTGGCGCCACGTCGGCCGCCGCCAGCCCGGCATAGTCGCCTTCGATCAACGCTCCCCTGCCGCACACGATCGGGCGCCGCACCACCGCGCCGGCGAGAGTCGGATGCGCCTGCACATAGGCTTCGGTCGTCGGAATGAAGCGCAGCCCCAGGAAGTCGTTGATCATCCCCTTGCGAAACACCTGGTTAGCCGAGGTAGCGCCGATGAACAGTTGCCGGAAGTCATTATCCGCGAACAGTTGCCTCGCTGAGACGGGATCGACATAGCAGTTGAACACGCCATCGATCTCCGGCACCGCGTTCAACCGTAGCAGTGCCACCGCATTCAGCAGCGACGCCATGGTCAGCGTATCACTGGTCTGCAGCGCGGTGGTGTTGCTGCGCGCGTTCGGTCGCACCACCGCGCTCGCCGTGGCCGCCGTCACGGTGTTGAGTGCGGTCGCATCCGCCACTGTCACCGAGTTGGAAAAGGTCAGCGTGCCCGAGACGCCGCCCGGCGTGGTTGACACATTTACCGCGTCGACGCTCGTCCCCACCAAGGTGTAGACATCCGACCCGACCGTCACGGTCAGTGACGCGGACCCGCCCACCGGTGTCTGCACACCGTTGACGAACGTGGTTTGGAAGCCACGTACGTCGTCCACCGCCACCGTCGGTCCGGGCGATGGTAGCGTGGTGCGCACCCACGTGTTGCCACCGAAATACGCGGCGAACAATGCGTTGCGCGCCAGCTCGTCCAGGCTGCGCGCAGCCTGCTCACCATTTGTCGCCGCGTTCAGCAGGAACTGGCTAGCGATGCCCACGCGGCTGGTCACCATGTTCAGATCTGTGGTGGCCGCGTAATGGTTAATCGTAATGGTGTACTGTTCTACACTGAAGGTCTGCGGCGTCAGCCCGTTGTCGAGGTTGGTGTTGGTCGACGGCACCACCGGCACCGTCACGCTCGGCTTAAGCCCGGCGCGCGTTTTGGTCAACGTCTCGCCGATGCCCACCGCAAACTCCTCGCGATCGGCCACGGCACGGTAGCCGAGGCGGCTGCGCAGTGCCTCCTCGAACTCACGTTCGAGGAATCCCTGCTGGATAATTGGCTGCAGTGCGGCGGGAAAGTTCTGGATGCCCATGCTCTACTCTCGTGGTTGCACGATCCCCGGCGCCCATCGCCGCGGGGTCCGGTCGGTCCGTCTGTCGCAATCTTTCAGCGCCGGCGCAGCATGTCAGCGCGCGCGGCAAGCCATTCTTTGGTCGTCATTTCGGTAGCCAATCGCGTCCGCGGTGGCTCCGCAGGCGGCGGTGTTGCCGCACTCGATGCGCTTGCGCCGGCGAACAGCCACGGTTTGGTTCGGCGTAGCGACTGCATAAGCGTGGCAGCACCCTGCACCTCCCCCGCCGCGTCGAGGGTAAGCACGCTGGCGTCCACCAGCTTCAGCCCGTCGAGGTCCACCATCCCGGCGCGCATCGCTTGCGCTTTTAGTTCCGCCCGTATCAATCGCTCTCGGCTCTGTGCTTCCAGTTCCACCAGGCGCCGCTGCAATTCCGCAGCTCGTGCCTCGGTGTCCTCCACTGGCAGGTTGGCGGGAGTGTCTTCACTCATGGAGCCCCCTCGGCTGCTATGCGCGCTATCTCCGCCGGGACGTCCTCGATGTCGTAGACGTCGGCAATAGACTTGAGCGCGGTTTCTTTTGAAATGCTGCCGGTAGAGGCCAGCACGCGCAGTGTCTGCGCATCGCGCAGTCGGTCTTCAGCGGTCGGCGTGTACCAGCGTGGCCATTTCAGGCCAACCCGTGCCGATACGTCGAGCGGTGGAATCTGCTCGTCGTACGTACGCAGAGCGTAACGGTTTGACGCGCGGATCACCATCCTCGCCAGTTCCAACAACCCGGTGCCATAGCTGACCCGCAAGTTGTCGGCGAGCCACACCAATCCCTGGTTCATCAGTTCCAACGCACGCCCCGACTGTGCTGCTGATAGCCGCTCCGCCGAGGCGCGGTTACCATGCACACCCTCTAGCGCCAGTTCGCGCAAAGTGCGCACGTACTCGATCACTGCCGCCGCCGCAGTACCGTTGATCTCTAGCAGTTTGGCATCGCCCTTTTCGGACACCACCAGCGCGTTGCCGCCACCGCGGATCAGGTCACCCTCCATCGCCGCCGGTTCGCGTACCAGCAGCGTCGGATCCGAGCTGTATTTCAGCCCGCGCCCGGCTTGACTGAGCTGGTAATCGATCTCGATCGCGGTTTCGATAGCTGGTCGGAAGGTGCAGGCGCCATCAACGCCGTCGCCGCCAGGCAGGTTACGGATCCATACCAGCGGCACGAAGCCCAGCCCGTGTCGCACCGTGCGCACCGCATCGACCGCGGGGACGCATTGCTGCCCCACCTGCCATGGCTCATACCAAGTCTCCGTCTCGGTGTCCCAGCGCCGCATGAACCAGTACATTGAGGTCTCGTCGCTCAGTGCATAGCCCTGCGTCGCCAGTACCCGTCCTGGCACCTTGTATGCCTCGGTCACACTCAGTAGCGTGTCGGGTTCTTCTGGATCCCAACACGGCGTCAGATAAGCGGAGTCGATGACGTGTAGAAACACGCGCCCGCGCAGTACTTTCAGTTGGATCACCACCGATCCCACCGAGCCACGCTGCGCCGCGTCCAGCATCACCCGATTGAATCCGGCCTCCTTGGCGATATCAGCCAGCGCCGCGCGAACCGTTGCATCCTCACTATCCAGCGTCGGGAAGTGTCCCTCACCAAACACCAAAGACACGCTGTCATCCACCACGATACGCGCCAGCGGATAGCGCACTGAAGGTCGCCGGGACCGCAACGAGATGTACTCGCCAGCCACGCTGCGTTCCTCGTGGAACTCATAGGGCAGCACGTCGTACAGGCGGCCTTCCAGTACTCGTTTCAGAATCTCCAGCCGCCGGGTACGCTCGCCATAATCCGGATCGATCGGAATCAGTCCGCAGATGGTCTCGAACATCGGTTTCTATACCTCAGCGGGACATGATCGGCAGGTGCAGGCGCCGCGTTGGCGGTGGTGCATCGGTCAGCATCGAGAAGGCGCGGGACAGTGCGTCAACCTGATCGTCCTTGCGCCCATGTGGAAAGTCGCGCAGCTCTTCTAGTAACGCCCGGTTCCATCCGCCGCGCAGCAGCCGCAGATTGCCGGCTTCCGCCTGTGCCGCCACCGGCAATGCACGCGTCAGCTTGGCCCCCGTCTCAGGTGAAGCGACCACTCGATGCCCAGCCAGCCGGGCTGTCAGCCACGCCACCTGGTGCTTGCCGGCCTGACCCGGATCCTGCGGAAGACCGATCGGCACGGCTCGTCCATCCTGATGCGCGGTCGCCACGATCGCTTCCTCTACTTCGTGGGGCCCGCCGCGCAACCGCACCACGTCGAGCACCATGAAGCGGCCCGATAGTTCGCGTCCGAGTCTCAATCCGACGGTCCAATCGGGATCGCGCCCGTCACTATCCGCCGTGGCCGCCAGATCCCAGGCGCGTACGCTAGGTAGCTCCGCCTCCGCTTCGACCACGTCGATCCGCCCGATCGGGAACAAGGACCCGTCATCGCGACGCGGTGATTGCTGGAACAGCGCCGACCATACGCGGCCACCCACGAGCGCTCGCTTGCGCTCAAGCGCAGCGCGATCCTCCCACTCCGGCCACAACGCCTCACCCGGTGTCCGCCCGAGTGGATCGTCCGCCTCTGCCAGTGCTGGTAGACGCAACACCGTCCAACCATCATCGGCCTCTAGCAGCCGCCCACCCAGATCGTCCGGATGCCAACGCGTCATCACCACCACGATCCGTGCCCCCGGCCGCAGTCGAGTCACCAAGTCGCTGCGGAACCAGTTCCACGTATGATCGCGGTACACGGCGCTGTCGGCTTCGGCATGGCTTTTGATCGGGTCATCGATCACCACAAGGTCGGCCCGCCGACCTGTGAGCGGCCCGCGCACCCCCGTAGCGAAATAGGTGCCGCCGTCAGTCGTCGTCCAGCGCCCCGCCGCACGATCGCCCGCGGCCAGCCCATAGCCCAGAACTTGCGCATGGTCGGCCACCAGGCGCCGCACCTGCCGACCAAAATGCTCGGCCAAATCGGCGGTGTGGCATGCCGTGATTACCGCGCTGCCACGCTGGCGATTCAGCCACCATGCCGGGAACAGCACCGATACATATGTCGATTTGGCACTGCCAGGCGGCATCAAGACCATCAGCCGGTCGGTCTCTCCAGCCTCCAGTTGCTCTAGCTTGGCCAGCAGGTGCAAATGATGCGCCGCTGGCGCGAGCGGCGCGAGTGCCGTTTTCGCCCACTCTGACAATCGTAGCAACGGCCCTGCCATGTGCCCGGGCCCGTGCCTCTATGTCGGTTGAAACGGAAAACGGCGTGCTGGACTTCCGTCCCCGCACGCCGTCGATCATGGGGAAAGTTATACGCCGGAATGGGATATTTGGGCAAGGAGTAATTTCCTCAAACCGAGAATTTTTTCCTTGCTCCTTCTCGGCCCGCGCGCGACAGCCTCGAACCCATTGTCCTTACAGCAAAATCCAACAATTCTTTCAGGACACCCACGGGCCTGCCCCAGTCACGATCTGCTCCCCACCAGCATCCCGCCGCGCGAGCCGCAATTCAGCCGCAATTCCGGGGTTGATCATTCCATGTTTCGTATGCTCAATGCGCGCCGTTTGATCCGCATCATTGCTGCCTCCCTGGTTTCGGGTAAGGCAGCTCCTTCGTGGCCGTGTCCCCAACACCGGGCCGCGGCACTGGAACGGGAATACGTTTGATGATCGACCGAGCAAAAAACGCCCTTTCGGGTGTCGTCGTATCGGTTCTGCTGATGGGCCCCGCGCTCGCGCTGCCGGCCCAGGCCCAGGACACCTCAGGCCCAAGGGCACCGACCCCCGCCGAGCACCGCAAGACCAATCAGGCCCGCCAAGGCCGCCATAACGCTGCCCTGGTCCAGCGCGTGCGCCGCCCACCTGCCCTTCACCCGATGGCCGGCCACGCCGCAACGCGTGTCGCGTCCACGCGCACCGCCGTCCTTCTCGACGACAACGCTGCGACGACGGAAAGGCAGCAAAGCGGCCTCGCCTCGTGGTACGGCGGCCATCGCTGGCATGGCAATCGCACCAGCAGCGGTGGCGTCTATGACCAGGACGCCCTCACCGCCGCCCATGCCAGCCTGCCGATTGGTACCCGAGTTCGCGTGACCCTGGTGGGCAGCGGACGTAACGTTGTGGTCACCATCAACGACCGGCCGGGCACGCGGCGGCGCATCATTGACCTCTCTCGCGCAGCTGCCCGAGAACTCGGCATCCTCGAACGAGGCGTGGCCATGGTCACGCTCACCCCGCTCTGACCAGCCGCGCCACCGTGGTTTTGATCGGCTGCCTCACCGGCACCAGCTGTGGTGTGCCGTTTGCCCATCAATCCCGCTACGTTGGCAATCTGCCAGGTTGTACGATCGGCCCGAGCGTACAGGCGACGCTCGTGCAAGCCGCCAACCGCTTCAGCTTCGCCCCATCCGATGGCGCCCTGGTCGTTATGGGTAGCGTGGCGCCCGATGGCAGCTTCGCCGGCTCCCTCGTCACCAATCCGCCCGGACGCGACCGGCAGGGCCGCGCCGGCACCGAGGCCTTCACTCTCACTGTCACCGGCCGTATCGAGGGCAATGCCGCCAGCGGTACTTATGTAACCCCGCGCTGCAGCACCGCGTTCCGTCTGCCCCGCATTGGCGACTCCCTATTGCCGTAGAGACAACGCCTGGGCTGCCCGCGATCCAGGCGACGGCACCCGGCCTGCTGCCGGGCGTCCGTGCGCCGTCCGGACGCTCATCGTGTCAGGCCATAGCGTTCAGTGCGCTGACGATTATATCAACGCCTTGAGCGTGCCAGCGCTGAACCGCCTTGTGGTCGGCGCCGAGCATCGTCCCCAGCCGCCGCCACGGATACAGGTGCCGGTCAGTCAACGGGTTGATCAATGCCCGTGCACCGACGATCCGCCGCAGCACGCTGCGATCACGCGGAATAAGCGGAATCCATCCCAATGCCTCGTCCATGCGCGTGATCCTCGCCGCAGACGGCACCGGCGGATGTATCCGTCGGTGCTCCTGCTCGCCGCTCCCCGCTTCAATCATATAGCGGACCAGCGTAGCCACGTTCATTCGCAGGCCTGTCGAGTACCCACTCGGGGGCAATGCCAGTAACGCCCGCCCAGCCTCCTCCAGTCGTGCCATTACCAACTGCGCGTCGTAGAACTCGTTACCGGAACGAGTTGTCTCGCTTCTGCGCTGCTCCTCACGGAAGCGGCCCGCACAAGGCTTGTCACTTCTGCCACCGGCGCTCGATCTTGCCGACATCACGCCACGCCTTCCACGCTCGCCAGCTCCGGATAACGGGTTCCGGCCAGCCAAGTTCCCTCTGTGAGCACACGCCAGGCCTGCGGATGGCCAGCTGCCAGCGGCTCGCGTGCCGGATCCTCGAACTCGGCCATGCCGATCGGCGGCCGGCGCGCCCCGATCCGCTCCGCGCGCGCGATTGCCGCGCCCGGAGCGACCGCCAATGCTTCCGCGATCTCCTCCCACGCCACGCCTTCCAGACGCATCAGCCGCAGTCGAAAATCACGGGGTTCCGACCAGGTTTCGTTGCTTGTCGCCATGGGAGTCCTCACGCTTTGACAGCGTCAAGTTAGTCCTGCTAACCGTCCCATGTCAACATTGTTCACGTTGACGCGTTAGATATGTTCACCTATATAATGGGCATGGTCGACGCCCATGCTACCGAACTCGCCTCCCGCATCCGCACCGCCCGCCTCGCCCAGGGCCTCACCCAGGACCAGTTGGCACGCGCTGTCGGGGTCACACGCAGTGCCGTTGCCCAGTGGGAAACCGGCCGTGCAGGTCAGGTCGGCGGCAACTTGGCGCGAATCGCTCGGGCACTTGGTACCAGCGCCGCTTACCTGCTCAGCGGCGAGCAGGAAGCTGGGGCCGCCCCCCTGCCGTTGCGTGGCGACGAGATGGCGCTGCTGCGTGCCTACCGGGACTGCACACTTGAAGATCGTGCCCTGCTGGTTCGCACCGCTGTCCGCCTCGCCCGACTTACCGACAACCCCGATCCGACGGGTCCCGCGCATCTCGATAACAATTCATTGAAGTAACGCCCGGAACGCGAACAGCCCGTTCGGCGCTCGTTCTCTGCTCCATTTTGTCCCAAAATTGCGACATAATTGCGCGAATTTTAGGCACCCTGACGCTAAGCGCACGTCGCTACCGCCTTTATCCCGTTCCGACAGCCACTTCGGCGCGAGCGAACGTCCCCCTCCACAACCAGAGCACCCTGTCATGTCGATTTTTGTCACGCTCGGAGACGCGTTAACGCTTGCCCTCACCTTCGGCCATACCTTATGAAGTGATTAACGCAGACCAATGTCGTGCCTGAGGGGTGACTCTTTCATGACGGTTGCAATGACTGTTGCGCTCGAAACTGGTAGGTCGTTGGCCCCGTCCCGCGCTGGTGCCGCGTTATCGTTGATTGCCGCGAACTTTGGCCACGTCAGTGCCCGGGAGGATCGCTTCGGCAGGGCTTTTGCCGTCGATCCTTCAACTCGTTCCTAATTTGTTGCAATCGATCACGGGCTGGAGGTACAGGGCGTAATGTCAGGAACAACGGTAAACGGGAACATCGGCGGCGTTACAGTATCCATCCCGTTCAACGCGACCCAAAACTTTGACTTGGCGCAACAGGCTCTCGCTTCAGCCGAATCCGTCGTCAGTGTGACGTACGTCCCGACAACCACTAGTACCAACGCTACCATTTCGTCCACTACCCAGGGGCTAATTGTCACCGTTCCCGGGCTCAGTACTTTCGATCAACTGCCAAACACCACCACGCTGTTGGTTGCCACTGGCACCAATGACACCGTCGCGGCGATCAGCGGCACCTCCCCAATGACCGTTGAGGGTGGCAGCGGTACTGCGGTCGTCTTCGTTAATGACGACACGTCGTCCGTGCCCTCCTCTATCTTCCTTGGCGGCGCCGCTAATTACGTCAGCGAAAATACGTCGGTTTCGAGTGCCGTGGTCAATGTCGGCGGCTCCAGCGTTCCCGCAACGGACCCCTCGAACACCGGCAAGGGTGGTGCCTATATCGAGGGCAACCAGGGCTTTACCACCGTAAACCTTTACACCAACGCTTGGGTCCACCTCGATACCGGCTCCGTTGCCGCCGGCGGACACAATGTCTTCGTGGCGCAATCAGGCACCGACGAAGTGCTCGGCATCGGCGGGTCGTCCACGGTTCCGGTCACCATCAGTGCCCTCGCGGGGTCCAACCTCCTTATCCAAAACGATGACGTCGTCTTCATTGCCCCTGGCGCGGGCAACATCGAACTGTCCGCCGGTTTAACGAATAACGGCCAGGCCACATTGTACGGGGGCACCGGCTCGGATACCGTGTTCGGCGGCGGCAACGGCGGCAACCAGGAAAACGGCTACTTCCAGGGCGGCAGCGGCGGCAACAACATCATTGTGTCCAGCACGGTC